ATAGACTTAGCACGAATATTTAAAAACAAATATTCAATGTCAAATGTGGGAAGATCATCAACTTTAATACCTCTTGTCAAAATACATTTCTTCAATACATCAGTTACGGCATTTGTGATTTCATTTTGACTTTTTGATTCTAATGCTAAAATTAGAATCTTTTCTTCTTTAACAAGAAATGGTCGATATTTAATTTTTTTATTTGATGATGGCAACTTCAACTCATAGGTTGGAGTTTCAATGGTTGGTAAAGGCATAATTTACTATTCAGTGTTTTATTTAGTGAGTAATTTTTTTTAATCAAAACTGTCCATCGTGAGTTTATCTGGATCAGTTGCTCCTCGATTAAAACCTGCAAAAACATCTTTTGAATTCACAATACCAGATGAAGTATTCACAACTTGTTTTGTAACGTCTTTATAATTGTGAGTGTGAATGAATCTATCATAGGCAAACTGTATGCTACATCTTAACACATTTGAGTCACCATAGGCAACTCTCATTGAAGTTAAATCAGTCGGCCAAATATTTCTAAATTCATAACTTGTTAGATTAGATTGATAGGTTGAACTACTTGATTCTTTTATAAAAGTATCTCTTTCAAACTTTGTAACGTGAAGTGTTTCTTTATAATCCTCTGGATAATTAAACCGTGTGAATGCATTATTTTCTCTAATTCCAGAATCAAAAACTGGATTAATATATGTCATCCATTTTTCTAGAACTTCTAAGATCACATGATCTGCATCAGCGTAAAAAACAAGATTTAAAGGCGGGAAATTTCTAAGATTTGGAAATAACTCTGTTATACCTTGACGATGACCAGTTACAGATTCCTCTATAAAATTTGTGCCTGGAATTTCAGCTTGTGTACACATCAAGGACATTTTTTGCATGAAGTCTGTTCCTTGTGTTCTTCTCTTGCCTGGAATGTCCCCTCTCAACCAAGTTTGATATTTTCCAAATGAAAAATTAACTTGGTAAAAGGTGTCAAGGGCTGGTCTTGCGACTGTGCTTTTAATTTTATCAACTCTATCTTGAAATATTAAATTTCTTTTTGGAAATGACACGATAAATAAACTTAAGTTGTTATTATTATATATGAGCTATAAAGGGATATATAGGCCTTCTAACCCTAAAAAATATAAGGGTGATCACCGTAATATTATTTATAGGTCTCTTTGGGAGCGAAAATTCATGAATTACTGTGATTTAAATGAAAATGTACTTGAATGGGCATCTGAAGAATTTTGGATACCGTACAAAGATCCAACCACGAATCGTGTTCGTAGATATTTTCCTGACTTTTTTATTAAATATAAGGACAAAGATAATAATATTCGTAGATCCGTAATTGAAGTGAAACCAATGAGAGAAACACTTGAACCAAAAATAACAAAGGGTAAATCAAGAAAAACTCTTATAAATGAATCAATAACCTATGTTAAGAATCAAGCAAAGTGGAAAGCTGCAAGAGAGTTTTGTGATGATCGTAAATTAGAGTTCAAAATTATGACTGAGAAAGAATTAGGAATCAGATGAGCATTCTTCAAAACATAATGGACAAAGTTACTGGTCAAGTTACTGAGGACTTCTTTCGGAGTCAATTACTTGAAGAACTTGGATCAACAAACTTTGATGATGACGCTGCGGATACAGCTGGATTTGCTCCTGGCCAATTATATTTTTTCACATACTCAGCACAGACAAAACAACCATATTATGACATGTATCCATTGTCATATGTGATTGAATATCAAAAAGGTGGGTTTCTGGGTTGCAATATTCACTATGTCCCTTTGACTCAAAGAGATGAACTTGCAACAAGCTTACTAAATAACTCTGCTCAGGGTGCAGTTGCAGTTCCTCGCAGAACTCTACATAAATATGTTTACACTGGCGTGAGAGGAACACCATATCGCATTCCAAACGCAGAATGGTCAGATGTGGCACAATTACCCACTGAAAGATTCGTTGATATGAGAGGAATACCAATTCCAAGAGACCGAGTTTACAACAAAAACTAATGGCGAAACCTAAAAAAAGTAGAAAATATACAATTGATGGGGAGAAATATGTCTTCAATTTTAATGCGTCTGGTAATTTAGAGGGCATCACTTCTCCAAAAGGACGCAATGGACAACTTAGACAAAATCCGATTGATCCTAATTCATCTCTATATGAAACTTTATCAACATCTGAAGAAGCAGTAAAAGCATATAATGTAGCAAATTATGGCGGAAACACAGATGCGTATCAAGATAGTGTAACAAAATCAGAGGGTTTACCGTCAGAACAATTTTTTGACAAAAATAAATCTAAATTTACTAATGAAAATTTTGTAGAGGAAGAGAATAGTGTTAATGATCAAAACATTGCAACTCAAAACGCATCTCCAAAGGGATCTAATAAAAGTGAGGTAATGTCATATCCTTTTGATTTAAATCCCAAACAGGATCATTTTAAAATAATGAGATATAATTATATCAGACCAGATATAAACATGAGTAAGGGGCCAGACGAGGAAAGAAGATTAGAATCTTATTCAAAACCATCTAATTCAGTAAGACAAAATAAAACTGGTTTTAATAACAAAATAATAAACCGTGCTGGTGATAGTGTGATAGGTAGTGAACTAAAAGGAAGTGTATTACTACCCATGCCAAAAGCAACAGATGTAAATGGTGCTGAATGGGGAAAAAGTGAATTAACTATTTCTGGTATTGCTGCTCTTGGTGCTGCTAATATGGTTGCTGGAAGACTTGCAAATGATGACGGTCAAGCGATATCAGAGAAAGAAGCAAGACGAAGACTAGAAAAAGAAGGAAGAGGTAGAAATGTAGAAGGAGCTGCAGTCACTGAGTTTGGAAGAGCTCTTGCAATTCAAACTACATCTAAACTGGCAGGCGTGGCTTTTGGTACACAATTAGATGCAGATACATTTTTAGCAAGAACTGGTGGTAAAGTTTTAAATCCAAATGCAGAAATGTTATTTCAAGGGCCTGTGATCAGAGACTTTGCTTTTAGTTTTATCATGATTGCAAGAAGTCAAGAGGAAGGACAAAGAATTAGAAAAATCATTCGTTTTTTAAAACTCGGTATGGCGCCAAAGTTTAGAAGCACAACTTTTCTAAAATCTCCAGATATATTCACTCTTCATTATAAAAATGGACAAGGAAAAGATGACTACCTAAAAACAGTCAATCAATTTAATCCAGGCGGTCTTGCATTAACAACCATGAACGTTGATTATGCTCCATTTGGTTATTGGTCTGCATATCGAGACTCACAACCAGTCTCAGTGAAGATGGATCTTAATTTTACTGAACTTCGACCATTATATGAAGCAGATCAACTTGAAACTCCAGAGGACAGCGTAGGTTACTAAAATGGCATACAAAGGATCACCAAATAGTTATTTCAGACAACTTCCAAACCTTGATTATCCGTCATTGGCGAATGATCGTAATTCTGCTTATGACTATCAAGTTGTAAAAAATATATTTAAAAGAGCAGTATTGCGTGATGACATTTTTGATGAAGTCACAGCTTTTACAAAATACTCTATACAGGGTGATGAGAGACCAGATCAAGTCGCATATAATTTTTATAATGATTCTGGTCTTGATTGGGTAGTATTAACAACAAATAATATTGTTCATGTTAGAGATGAGTGGCCAATGGGAAATCAAGATTTTTTGACTTACTTAAATGCAAAATATACATCAGAAGAATTAGCAAACATTCATCACTATGAAACTAAAATTATAAGAGACTCAAGTGGTACTTTAATTCAACCAGAGGGAAAAAGAGTACCAGCTGGATATACTGTTAATTTTTTAGATAATGGTGTTTTAAGATCAGAATCATCACTTACATCATTTTCATTTTTAGAACACGAAACCAATTTAAATGACAATAAGAGAAATATTAATATTTTAAGAACTGAGTATCTTGGTTTATTCTTAGAGAATTATGCAGACATCATGGAATATAAACCATCAAAACAATTTATAACTGATAAACTCAAAAAGACCGAAAATCCAAGACTCATTTCGCCATAAAAAAAGAGGTCGTTTTGAGCGACCTCTGGCGTAAAAAATGGCCCGAATTTTTTTCGGGGTATTTTCTAATTTTCAGCTA